ATCAGGTGCAGTTGTTACAGAAGCAGCAGGTTATGCCGGTTGGGGTGCAGCTCCATCAGGAGATATTGTTACAGCACCAGGTTTATGGTCTTTAGATAATTTAGGTAATAAGTTAATTGCAACAATTAATGGAGGTGAAACATTTGAATGGAATTCAAATCCAACAGATGCAACTGATACAAGAGCAACTATTATAACTGGTGCACCAACAGCTTCTGCATTTAGTCTAGTATCAACACCGGATCGTCACTTGATATTTTTTGGAACAGAAACAACAATTGGAACAAAATCTACACAAGATGAAATGTTTGTAAGATTCTCGTCTCAAGAAGATATAAATACTTATACACCATCAGCTACTAATACTGCAGGTACACAAAGACTTGCAGATGGATCAAAAATTATGGGAGCAATACGTGGTCGTGATGCAATTTATATTTGGACTGATACTGCATTATTTATTATGCGTTTTGTTGGTCCACCATTTACATTCTCATTTCAACAAGTTGGTACTAACTGTGGATTGATTGGACAAAACGCAGCTGTTGAAGTTGATGGTGCTGCTTATTGGATGTCAGAAAACGGTTTCTTTAGATACACTGGTAAACTAGAATCATTACCGTGTTTAGTTGAAGATTTTGTTTTTGACGATATTAATACGACTCCTAAACAACACATCAATGCAGGATTAAATAATTTGTTTGGTGAAATTATGTGGTTCTATCCAAGTTCAAGTTCAGGAACTGTAAATAGAATGGTTGCATACAATTATCTTGACTCAAGTCCCGAGCGACCAGTGTGGACTAGTGGTACATTAGCTAGATCCGCATGGCAAGACTCAGCCGTATTTGGTAAACCTCATGCAACAGAATATGATTCAAGTGGCACAACTTCAACAACAGATGTTAATTATGTTTATGGTAATAGTGATGGCACATCAACTTACTACGAACATGAAACAGGATTAAATCAAGTTAAAGAAGGTCAGACAACTGCAATTACTGCATCAATTGAATCTGGAGATTTTGATATTGGACAACAAGGACTTGATGGTGATGGTGAGTTTATGATGAAAATAAGAAGAGTCATACCAGATTTTTTAGCACAAACAGGAGATGCAAGAATAACATTAAATCTAAGAGATTTTCCAAATGATGCACAGGCAAGTTCTTCTTTAGGTCCATTTACAGTAACATCAGGCACACAAAAAATAGACACACGAGCACGTGCTAGATCAATATCATTAAAAATAGATAACACAAGCACAGGTCAGTTTTGGAAAGTAGGTACTTTTAGAATAGACTATCAACCAGATGGAAGAAGATAATGGCAGGAATATTAGATATAATTAAACCACAAATAAATTATACAAAATCAGGAAAACAAGATATTCCTAACACACCTTTACAAATTGATTCAGAAATAATAGATGTAATTTTAAAATTAGATATACCTTTTAATGATAAAATAACTCTTATAGGAGATTATGAACGTCGTAAAGGTAGAGATCAAATATTTTTAGATGATCAAGAATTATTTGTAGGAGAAGGTGGAGAAAGAATTCGTAACCTTGGATTAGGATATAATCTAGGTGGAGAAGGTTTAAGTGGCTACGGTAAGTACAATGTAGACACGGGAGAAACAGAAGGTGGTATTCAGTTTTTAAAAAAATTTTATATAGGAGGATTAGTATAATGGCAAGAATTGTACAATCATTAACACAACCCGATAGAGAATATGATCAACAAACTCAACAGTCTTTTGTAAGAGATGTAGATAGTATAGTGCAAAAATTAAATACTACCTATCAACAAGATTTAAAAGACGAAGCAGAAGCGGAGGCATATTTCTTTGGCTAATTCATTTGTAAATAAAAAAGTAGACTTAACTTCTACATCAGCTACAACATTGTATACTGTGCCTACAGCAACCACTGCTATCATAAAGTCTATATTAGTATCAGAAGACTCTGGTAATGCAGATACTATAACGGTTACTATTACTGATACATCAGATGCTGTATTTAGTGTGTTTAAGACTAAGTCGATATCAGCAAATGGCACAACAGAATTACTTACAGCACCTTTAGTATTACAGGAAAGTGAAGTATTAAAAGTGACTGCAGCTACGGCTAATCGACTACATGTAATATTATCAGCGCTTGAATCTAAGCCTAGAGAAGTTACAACATAGTCTTGATTTACTTGTTAAAAACAAGTATTAGTATAAATTCAGGTGAAATACCTGCCTTTTTAATATAAACAAAATTTAACATATATGATTACAAGAGCTCAAATGCGAAGACAAATGCGTGCAAAAGGTGGCATTATGAATGTGGCACCTAGAGAAAAGTTTGGTCTTGGTAGTAAACTAAAAGATAGATTTAGAAAATTAATACCTAATGAACTTGCAGACATTGCAGTTAAAGCTGCACCGTTTGTTGCACCATTTAATCCTGCTATTGCAGGCATCATGAGAGGTGTAGGTAGATTTGATCAAAAAGGTAGTATCAGTGATGCACTTAAACAAGGTCTTGGAACTTTTGCAGCAGGAGCAGGTGCAAGATATTTAGGTGGACAAAGAGGAATGTCAAATATTACAGGTGGTGGATTAAGAGGTGGTTTTACTAATCCATTAAGTGCAGAAAATGTACAAAAAGGAAAAGCTTTGTTTCAAAAAGATAAAGTAAATCCTTTTGAAGAAACTGCAAACGCAGGTAAAAAACTTCCTGGCACAACAGAAACAAAAGGTTTAGATGTTGTAAGAGAAACATCAGATAAAGTATTTAGTAAAATACCTGGAGGAGATAAATTACCATCAATGGTAAAACAAAAACTATTAGTAGGCGGTATTACATCAGGTGCTTCTGCATTATATAGTTATTTTGCAGGTGAATTTGAACCACAACAACCTGGTGAAAGTATGGAAGAGTACATGGCTAGAAGAAACACACGTGTTAAACAACAAATGAGAGGTTACATGGATAGTTATTACACACCATTACGTAATCCACAATATGCAGCCATGAGTGATGAAGAAAAAGATAAATATATAGATAGTATAGTTGGTCAGGGTATGGCAACAGGTGGTAGAGTTGGTTTAGCTAATGGAGATTTAGTTGATCCTAGAATGAGAAATTCTTTACAAGAAAACATAAGAAGAAACAATGCAGCAAGAGCTGTAAATCAAATGAGTAGAAGTTTTGATTTTAGTAATTTATCTAAATACGGCATAAACCCTAAAAAATACGATTCTACACCAGGACCTATGAGAGGTATACCTGCTGTAAAAGGTATGAGGGATAGAATTATACAAGACATAATGAACACTCAACAACCCTATTCTTTAACATCTCAAAAACCACCTAAACCAAAAGATTCATTAACAGGAATGCCTGAATCAATGATGTTACCTAATATGGCAGATGGTTCAATGAAAAGTATTGCTGAAATGGACGCTATTAGAGATAGAGTTTTAGCAGCGCAACAAGCACAAGAAGAACAATATTATTTAACTGATCCTATAAGTGGCAAACAATATAAAAGTGAACAAGAAGCAATTGATGATTTAGGTATTGTTGTGTATAATCAAAGATTTGCATCAGGCGGCAGGGTTGGTTTGATGGGTGGCACTATGCCTATGGGTAAGCCTAGAGTTAATCAAGGTGGTGTTACAGAATTAGATTACAGAGCTAAAGGTGGATTTGTACCAGTTGGTATAAAAGAAAAAGCAGATGACGTTCCAGCAATGTTATCAAAAAATGAGTTTGTATTTACAGCAGATGCTGTAAGAGGAGCAGGCAATGGAAGCATTGAAAAAGGAGCACAAAAGATGTATGATACAATGAAAAATTTAGAGAGAAGGGTTACTTAATGGCAATCAACACAGATAAATTAAAAGATGATGCAGCAGGCATTTTAAACCTATTAGGTAAAATTACTCCAGGCGGCATGGCAAAATCACTTGCTGAAAAATTACAAGGCAATCAAGCTGAAATTATGAAAGTTATAAAAAAACTTTTAGAAAAAACTCCTCCAGGCCAAGCAGCTAAAATTGTAAATTTTATTGTAGACAGATACAAGATACCTGAATCAGTTGCAGCAAGAATGGTAGCAAATGAAATGACTGATCTTAACGAAGGTTTTGGTCCACAAGGTCCAGATGGTACTCCTGATGATGGGTACAGAAAAAACATTGGAATAGACTCAGGAGCTGAAGATTATTATGACGTTCCAGATAAAAAAATAACTACAGATTCTAAAAGATTTCCTGACATGAGTGATCCAGATACTAGAAAAAAAATAGAAAATTTAGAAAGTAAACCTATTCCACTACCTGGACCCATAGATACGGGTGAAAGAAGATCTAGTGCCATTCCACTACCTGGACCTATAGGAGATGGAGATGGCAGAACTCTAGAAGAAAGATATCCTGGTGCGAGATACATGCAGGATGTTATGCCTATGTTTGAAAATGAATATCCTTATGACAAAGATATGATGATAGAAGGTCCGTATGATAGTTTAAGTATTCCAATGCCTATGTTGAAACAAGGCGGCAGAGTGGGTCTTGCAAATGGTACAATGATGGCTTCAGCGCCAGATGCAATGGATGAAAGAAACCAGGTCATGGAAGCAATAGCCATGAAACAATTTGGTAAACCTTTAAACGAATTAAGTGAAGATGAAATCATTCAAATAGAAATGATGATAGATGAAATGGTTAAAAGAAAAGACCAACCAAGAGAAATGGCACAAGCAGGAGGCAGAGTAGGTTTTCAAACAGGTGGAACTTATGAAGAAGTAAGAAGTTTACCACCAGAATTTGTAGAAGCAGCACAAAGAACATATTTAACAGATCTTGCAACACAAGCAGGTTTACCTTCAGTTACAACTGCAAACATGAAACAACCTGGTGAAACAGATGCACAGTTTGCACAAAGACAAGCACAGGCACAACAATTCGGTATTACAAAAGCAGGTATGGCTGATCTTGCACCGCAAGTTGCAGCACAAGATGCAGCACAAACTCAAGCTTATAACTTAGGTCAAACAGGGCTAGGTTCTTTTCAACCTTTCTTAACAAAAGCAGGAACAGCTGCAGACGCAAGCACAGCATTAACTGGAACTGGCGCAGGTACAGGTACAGGATCAATTCAATCTTACATGTCACCTTATCAACAACAAGTTATCGATACAACGATGCAAGATTTTGATAAACAAGCACAGATCAGAGCCAATCAAACCGCAGCAGCTACACTTGGTGTACCAGGTGCTTTTGGCGGTGGACGTGAAGGTGTACAAAGAGCCGAGTATCAAGCGGCAAGCGACCAGAACAGAGCACAGACATTAGCAAACTTAAGACAATCAGGTTTTCAAAATGCAGCAGCAAGAAGACAACAAGATTTAGCAAACCAAATGGGTATTGCAAACCTACAAGGTGGACTAGGTGCAAGAGCACAAGACTTTAGCAGAGCACAGATATCTGGTTTAGGCACACTAGGTGCAGCGCAACAAGCACAAAACCAAGCTGTACTTGATGCACAAAGACAAGCAGCACAGATGGCAATCGATGAACCAAGACAAGCACTATCTAGATTTGGTCAAGGTATTGCAGGTATTACACCAGGTGCAGGAACAATAAGATTATCTGATGCTCCAGCAGCAGCGCAATCAAGTCCCTTGATGCAAGCTCTAGGTATTGGTTTGGCAGGAGCGGACATATACGGGAGAATATTCTAGTGTCTAGAGCTTTAAAGAGACCTATGTTTAGAAGAGGTGGCCAGGTTAATGATGGTATCATGACTGGTATTGTAGATAGAGAACAGAAAAAAGTTGGTGACATAGCAGGTAGAGCAAGAGAACTGACACCTGAACTTGCTTCATTGTTAGAAGAATTTACACCGCAAACAAGATTACCCATAGGTCAGTTTGGTTTAAACTTAGCATCAGGTAAATTTGCAGGCGATGGTGCACTACAGAATATAGTTGGTTCTGCAAAAGGTCCTTATGAACAATTTGTAAAAGCTGATGATGCAAGAGAAAGAGCAATTAAAAGTGGCGCTGTTAAACTAGGTATTAGTCAAGCTATGACAGAAGCAAAACCTGATAAAACTAGTGTATTGGCAGCAGAAAAAAAAGCTAGATTTTTATTACCACCTAACGCTACCGCAGAACAAATAAGAGCAAAAACTGCTGAGATTATTCAATCAGAAATGAGAGGAAAAACTTATGGAGCAGAAGCTAATTTAGAAAGAGCAGTAACTAGTTATAGAAGTATATATGGCGAAGGTAGTAAAGCATTTAATCATGCTGCATTTGATATTAAAGTTGCACCAGCGTTAAGAGCGGCAGGAAAAAACCCAAGATCAAACATTAAATTTAAAGACGGTAAATATAAAACAAAAGGTAAAACACCTGGAGTTTATATTGATGTAGAAAATGGTAAAGTAATTGAATTTGATGGCAACGTAGCAGTAGAATTACCAGAATATTCGGCATTACTTAGATAGGAGGACAAATGGCTGAGATTATAGATCCAGAAGGCTTTACCTCCCTACGAGACGAAGAAATCAATAGTGAAAGAAGTGCAATTACCTCTGCTTTAGCAGGAGTTGCATCTGGTGTTATAAAAGTACCTGAAGGTGTTATATCTCTTGGTGCAGAATTAATTGATTTAGGTTTTGATACAGATCTTGCAGCAGATGTTGAACAAATGTTTGATAAAATAAATATATTTGAAGACATTGCAGATGATACAGCAATAGGTAGACTTACAGAAGGTTTAGTTCAAATAGGTGTACCAGGTGGTATAGGTTTTAAACTAGCTAGTAAAGCAATTAAAGCTAAAAAAGCTGGTAACTACATGAACATAAAAGGTACTAACCTACAGAAAGCTGCAAAGAAAGCAGATGATTTTAATAAAACTATTGGTAAAAAAAGATTTGCAGCAGGGGTTGCAGGTGGGGCAGCAGGTGAAGCATTTGTTGCTGATGTAGAAGAACTTGGAACTTTTGGTGATGTGTTTGAAGCTGGGCCAACAGACTTAGAAGAAGTAACCGATGAAGGTGGTAGAGAAGATGCATTTAAAAAATTAATGAACAGAACAAAGTTTGGTGCAGAGTCTTTATTAATAACACCGATTGTATATGGTGTAGGTAAAGGTATTAAAGCTGCAGCTTTACGTGGTAAAAACATAGAGTTTAGTAATTCTAAATTAGATAAATTTTTTAATAAAACATTTTCTGCATTAAGAGCTAGAGGTGCAAAACCACAATCAATCTTTGAAGCTAAAATGGCAGAAAAAGGTGCTACTATGGCTGATACTAACAGAGCTATGGAATTA